ATGAGTGATATATCTCAAATTATATTGTACAGTAAAGACAACTGTGGATATTGTGTAAAGGCCAAATCGTTATTAAATAACCTTGGCCTTACCTACATAGAAAAAAAATTTGAAGATTTTAAAAATATTGAAGCACTATTTGAAGATGCTGGTAAACAAGTAAGATCAATGCCTCAAATAAAAATAAATGGCGAATTAATAGGTGGTTATAATCAACTAATAGAATATCTAATGGATAAAAAATTAGTTAACTTCAAAGGTGAACCTATTAAGTAATGAACTTACATATGACTGATGATAAAATTATTTTATTTCCAACAGACAGAATTGTTAATAAAGAAACAGCAAGACAAAATCCTGAAGGAAGTGAAAAGGTAAGAGTAGATAGAACAAAAGAATTTGTAGAAGGAAATGTAGATGAAATAGCTATGAATATACTACGACAATTCGTAGAAATGGCTATGATGACAGATAAACCAGAATTTACAAAAGACTTTGGATTATTAGTAGATATGTTAAGAGGTATGATATATAGAGATTTTGACGTAACACACCCAGCACAAAGACTTGCTGATAAAATTGTAGATGTAAAAATGTCAAGATTTGGCCCACAAGTTGTAATTGATTATAATAAAGTGTTGCCAGAAGAAAATCACAAACCACACAAACCATTAAACAAAGATATTAAAGATGAAATTAAAAGAAGAAATGATGGTTGGACAGACTTTGAAGCAGATTTTGATTTACCTGAAGATACAAATGACAAGTAGATCACACGAAATTCCTAATGGAATCGCCGTTGCCGGTTGTAAAATAGCCAACACAAGGAGAAACTAATGTTAAAAACATTAAAAAGAGCTCTTGCAAGTGGCAAGACTTCAAAAACACAAAAAGTATTAGAGTTACTAGAAACTGGGAAATCAGTATCTTGGAAAACTTTAAGAACTAAATTTGATCTAACATCGCCAAGAGCTATGGTAGATAAATTAAGAGCAGCTGGTAATATGATTTATATTAACAAAACTGCTCAAGGTACTTCATATAGACTTGGTGCACCATCAAAAGCGATCATCGCTGCTGGTATCAAAAAACTATACGGTACTTCATACGCTTACAATGCGTAATTAGTTAAATGATGAAGGCGAGAAATATATAACGCTCGCCTTCGTTACAAAATAAAATGATACTAGTAGACCTAAATCAAGTTTTAATATCAAACCTTATGGCACAGACCAGAGGTAAATCGGATATTAAACCAAATAAAGAAATGATTAGGCATATGGTCATTAATTCATTAAGAGGTTTTAATTTAAAATTCAAAGAACAATATGGCACTATGGTATTATGTGCTGACGCAGGTGACCCTTGGCGTAGAGATATTTACCCTAATTATAAACACGCTCGCAGAAAAGGCCGTGTAGATTCAGACACAGATTGGGATAACATATTCAATTGTATTACAGAAATCAAAAACGAAATCGCAGAAAACTTTCCATATGTAATGATGTACATAGAAAAGGCCGAAGCAGATGACATTATAGGTGCATTGGTGTTTAATCACACAAATAGACCTATTATGATTATCAGTGGTGACAAAGACTTTATACAATTACAATCAAATAAAAATGTTAAACAATATAGTCCTATACAAAAGGTATTTGTAGGTGAAGGTTTAGATCCTAAGAAATTTTTACACGAACAGATTATAAAAGGTGACCGTTCAGATGGTATACCTAATATATTAAGTCCAGACGACATCTTTTTAACAGGTGAGAAACAAAGACCTATTAATAAGAAACGACTTGAAGAATGGGCCAACGTTAGTAATATACCTCTTGGCAGTGAAACCAGTAAATATTACGAGAGAAACAAACGATTAATAGACCTTTCTTGTATGCCAAAAGAGCTTGAAAGAACTATTATAAATACATATAGAGAGTATAAGATACCTAACAGGTCCAAACTGTTACCTTATTTTATGCAACACAAACTAAAAGCATTGATGACAAACATTGGTGATTTTTAATATTCGAATATTGGAGTAATTATGGAACAAGAAAAACCTAGGCACTCAAGCCTAATGAGTAAAAAAGGAATAGAGTCAGTAGCTCGTACGGCCACTAACGCTAGACCTTTAGCACACGAAATATTTACACAAGTAAATAACGCAAAAGATAAACCTAAAAAAATTGAAGTGTTAAAAAAACACGACGGTCAAGCATTAAGACAGTTATTAAAAGCTGCTTTTGACCCTAAAATTGTTTGGGACATACCAGAAGGAAATCCACCATTTATACAAAATGATGTACCTGAAGGAACAGATCACACATCTTTACTAGATGAAGCAAGAAAGTTATATCTTTTTATCAAAGGTGGTAGTAATATACCTAAAGCTAAAAAAGAAATGCTTTTTATACAAATGCTAGAAGCATTACATAAAGATGATGCTAAAGTATTAATTGACATAAAAGACAAGAAATTGAATCTTACATATAAAGGCCTTACAGAAAATTGTGTAAAAGAAGCCTTTAATTGGAACGACCAATTCACAAGAAACTAAGGTTTTAAGGGTTTTCCTAAAAAACCCTTTAAAAACAATGACTTCAAGTCATTGATTCTAAACACATATTTCTTTTTTATAACACTTGACCTAAACACATTAAAGTGTTACCTTATCCATATAAACAACAAACAATAAATATATGAAGAAGTTTTTAATTTATATCACTATACTAGGTTTACTAGTGTATGGCCTTTTAACCCTTTTTATGAAATCGGTTAAGGCAAGTGAATATAATACGGCCGTTATAGGCCACGTGATAACACAAAAGGTATCTGGCCAACCGATTGATGCCTCTAAATTGATGGAACAAGAACTGGCACGAGTTGCACATTTGTTTGCTCTTGACAGTATCAATATATTGCAGAAGTACTTACCCGCTATATTAGATAAAGCGGCCGCAGAACTAAGACTTGAAGCAGACAAATCATATAAATGCAGTTTACTAAAGGATACAAAAATACAGGACGATTGTAAATAATGTATGATAAGAATAACAAAAAGAAAAGTTTTAGCAGTTAAAAAGAAACTTATGCCATTGTTATCTTCAAAAGACAAATATTCAACCACATATAAAGATATTAAAAAGTTTTTCACAATACTCAACGAAGGATTGTTTGATAACAAATTATCACCGTTTAACGATATAGAAATTAAAGAACTTAAATATCAAAGATGTATGGGACAAGTAATTCAATTAGATTTCAAAAGAAAAGGTACTAGAGTACATAAATTAGAAATGGATATAAAATACGATAATAAAAAAGATTTCTTGGAAACGTTAGCCCACGAAATGGTACATCTTTATCAGTTTACACAGTTAAATGATAATGGTGCCCACAACAAACTATTTTATAGTTTTAAGCCAAAACTTAAAAGTGTAGGTTTAAAATTATAAAACAACATAGGATATATAATGATAGAAGTGAAAACAAAAAAGTTTAAAGACGAGTACCTAAAACCAATCATATTAAACGCAGTAAAGAAAGTAGAAGAATTTGCTTGGTTTAAAAATAAAGGTGAGAAAGAAGTTTATTATGAAGGACACTTTCAGGAAGATGTATTGAATAATTTTTCACAACGAGAATCAGAAAAAATATTTAGTACTATGTCAAAATATTTAAACGACAATCGTTTATTATTCTTACAGAAGAAAGTTAAAGTTAAATACTTAGAAAAAACAGATAATGGTATGTTAGTAGATGCTTCGCAGTATCATTACGAGTATATCATAAGTAAACGATAATGAAACACAGACCTTTAAAGTGGTATTTTAAATACAAATGGCCACGCAAAATGCGATACCATTTTAGACAAGTAATGGGAGTTATTGGTATTTGTTTAATAGGTTTTGGTATCGGTACATTTTATCCTAACTTTATATCTAAACACAATATAGAAGAAAAGGCCGTAGATAAAACTGTACTATGGGCAAAAGAAATTGGTTTCGCAGAACCTAGAATTACAGTTGGTTCAGATGATGAATTTATAAAAACTATGCAAAGATGTATCGCCTATCTTAATTTAGAGTTACATAAAAACGAGAGAATACCAGACGATCTTATTATTGCTCAGGCCATTATTGAGAGTAACGCAGGTCTAAGTAGATTTGCTCGTGAAGGAAATAATTTGTTTGGCATACGAGTATGGAATAAAGACGCAGGTATGTTGCCACACGGTTATACTGATACATTATCTTGGCGTGTTAAATCATATAATACTAAATGTGCTTCAGTCCGTGATTACATTAAAATCCTTAATACTAAACAGGCATATGCTGAATTTAGAAAAATAAGAGATAAACAAAATAGATGGTATGGTAAAGTTGATGCTATACAATTAGCACAAGGTCTTGATAGTTGGAGTACTACGAAAGACTATGAACAGCAAGTTATAAATATAATTAAGAAACTAAGGCAAGATGGAAAGGTCATAATTAAAAGATGACAAAAGAAAGACCAAAAATATACGAGAGAAATCCTAATACTGGTGTAATACGTTGGAGATATATTGACGAATCACACGATAAGTTTGGATGGCCTAACTACGGTAGATTATTAAAAACAAAAGGAAAAAAATGATAGAATTAATGTTTTTTATTATTATAGGAGTAGTTATAGGATTAAGTTACTATCTTGGATTTAATAGTGGTATTAATAAAAATTGTAAAAAGGAAGTAAGACAATTTTTACTAGATATGACAGTATCTAAAATGTTACACCAGCATTTTCAAAATAATGCTATGAATGAAACAAAATTATTTTTACAGTTTTTAGGTGTAAAGAATCCAAAAGTTAAACAACAAAAATTAATGACACCAGAAGAATTTGATTCTGAAAACAAATAATAATTAAATGATTTTAACAATATTACTTTTCATATCAGGTATTGCCGTATCCGTTGTAGGAGCTTATTATTCTATTCTTGGATTGGCAGCATTGTTTGCTGGTGCCTATTGGGCAGTTATTACAATGGGAGTTACACTAGAGATAGCCAAACTGGTAACAGTGTCTTGGTTATATCGTAATTGGAATTTAGATTTATTACCACAATCTATAAGAGCCTATCTATTATCGGCTGTATTGATGTTAATGTTTATTACTTCAATAGGTATCTTTGGTTTTTTATCAAAGGCACACTTAGATACAGCGGCACCAAATACAGGTAATAGATTACTTGTAAAGAATATTGAAAGACAGATAGATTCAGAAAAGAAAGCAATTGAAGGAGCTCAAAAGATAGTTGACCAATTAGATAAAGCATTAGATAAAGTCATAGATAAAGATGCTGATAAAGGTTTAATAGAAAGACAAAAACAGATTACAGAAAGAAATAGAGCCAACAACATTATTGCCAATTCATCTAAAAAGATTACAGATTTATCAAATCAAAAACTTAAATACGACAAAGACCAATTGGCCATAGACAAAGAGGTAGGGCCATTTAAGTATGTTGCCGAGATATTATTTGGTGATGCTGATGATGGTAACCTAGATAGAGCAGTAAGGTTTATTATCATATGTTTAATATTAGTCTTTGATCCATTGGCCGTATTGATGTTGGTCGCAGTGAACGTATCTATTAAAGAATATCAAAGAAGTAAAGGTATAAAAAACAAAGAAGAAGATTTAGAAAAGAAAATTGAAAGATTACAGAAGAAAAATGACACATATAAAGAAAAACAAGGTGTGTTATTAAAATCAATATTCGGCGAGAACGCAGATCAAAAATCATTATCAGAATTAAATCCTGATGAGATAAAAGTAAAACTAGACCAAATAATGGAGATAAAAGATGAAAAAAACACTTAGTATAATGTTGTTACTTCTATTGGTAAATTGTAATACCACAAAGAGTACAACACAAGAAGAAAGTAAACCATCAATAAACAATATAGCTGATGTTTTTAAAAGTGTACCTTGGCCTAAATTTTGAATTGACATACCATTTTAACTGTGATATAATAATACTATGATTAAATTGACACCAAAAGCACAAACAATAGCAATCAAAAAAGCATCAAAAGCATTAAGTGAAGCAGAATCAGCTTGGGCTAAAAAGTATTGGTTTAAAGTGTGGAAAAACTTATGTTTAAAATATAAAAGA